GATATGAATAAGCCAAAAGAAAGCAAATTATTAAAGAAAGCTAATCTATATTTAAGTGGAGAAAATAAAGAAGATTTTAAAAATAAAGTTAAAAATTATGAATAGAGAAAAATTAAAGGAAATATATAATAAATATAATTTAGAGCCTGATGATATATTTATACTTAAATTAGGGGGGAGAGAAGTACCTATAATAAAAAGAGTTGGAATAGAGAAGATTCAAAATCTATTAAATATAGAGGTAAAATATGAGCTTAAAGAAATATCAGAAGATTTCAAAAGCTGTGTAATATTAGCTACTGGAGTTATATTACAAACGGATTCAAAAACTGGACAAAAGAGACCATCTTCAGGCTGTCAGTCATTTGGAGAATGCTCTCCAGAAAATAATAAAAATAAATTCCCTATCTGCATGGCTGAAAAAAGAGCTTTAGCTAGAGTGGTTATAAAAATGTGTAATTTAGCTGAATTAGGAGTATATTCAGAAGATGAGTCTCACGATTTTAATACTAAATAATATGGATGTAAAAACATGGTATATAACTGGTAAAGGTTATGTAAGTTCTCAATGTACAGATTCTCTTACTGGAGATAGTTTTAGCGACATTTATAGAGACTGGAGTCAATATATTTTTACTGGTACTGAGGATGAGCTTGATGATATGCTCTTAGAAATGAGTAAGGGGGGATTTAAAGAGACTGGAACATTTGTTTATAAATCAGAGGAATACTATATGTTCTTATATGGAAAGAATTACAAAAAGATATTAGATGAAGAAAATAGATAGGCTTATTAAATTAGCTTGTTATTATAATAGAATTAAAGAGCTAGAATTTAATAGACATTATGAAAATAATAGGATAGTAGATACTAGAGCTATGGTTTATCATTTAATGACTAAGCATCTTAACTTAACTATTTTTGAGATTTCTGATGAATTTAACAAGCCTGAAGCTTATATCTATGAGCTTTTAAAGATTCATAAAGATGAATATAATATAATTAATAATTATACTCGTAATTATGAAAATATAGAGTCTCATTTTTTATACTGGACTGATACAAAATTAGATTTAGCTTATAGCATAATTAAGACTAAGTATGATTATGATAAGGATTTAAAATATGAGAATATTCTTAATGATAATAATAATTTATTATATGAGAATGAATTACTAAAAAGAAAATTAAATAAATTAAAAATATATGTATAAATTAAACGGAAAGATAATAGATAATAAAATAGAGGATATAAATACAAGTAAAGGAGATTATAAAAAAATGCTTTTTACTATTGAGGAGATTAATACAGATTTTACTAATAGATATCAGTTTGAAATATTTGGAGAAGATGCTATAGAAGTGCATAAAACTCATATTTCTAATGGTAATTATATTAGTATAGATTTCTATATAAAGTCTAATGAGTGGAAAGATAAATTTTTTTACACTCTAGTACCTAAAAGAATAACATTAGAAGCAACAATGAAAGAGGAAACTCCATTTTAATAATTAAAAAAAAACTTAAAACATGGCAAAATATAGACAATTACATACAAGCTTCTGGAATGACCCACTAATATTAGATTTAACTCCAGAACAGAAATACTTTTATATATACTTATTAACAAATCCCAATGTTAAACAATGTGGGATTTATGAGATAAGTATTAGACAGATTACTTATCATACTGGATATAACAAAGATACAATAGAGAAGCTCTTAGATATGTTTCAAGACATAAATAAAATAGTAATAAGTAAAAAAACTAATGAAATAGCTTTAGTTAATTTCTTAAAGTATAATTATTCAGCTTCTCCCACTATAAAAAAATGTATAGAGAAAGACTTTGAATCTGTTAAAAATAAAGAATTAATAAAATATATATATAGTATAGATACACTAGACATAGAGTATAGTAGTAATAATAAGAATAAGAATAATAATAATAAAAAGAATAATAATAATAATTTAGACCAAACAAAAGAGTTATTTATTAATAAAGTAAAGGAATTAGAGGAATATAAGGAGCATCATAATGATTTTATAAATTACTGGCTAGAGAAAGACTCTTTAAAAAATGGCTCATATAGGTTTACTTATGAAAAAACCTTTAACATAAAATTAAGACTATCTAGATGGGCTAAGAATCAATATAGTAAGGATAAGAAAGAAGATGGATTAAAATTTCCTAATTACTATGATATTCACTTCGCTAAGCGTATAGAACAAGACCATTCTGCTAGATTAGCCTATAAGAAGCATTTAGAGGGCTTAGGATATGTAAATGAGGTAAATAGCTATGATGGTAAGTCTAAATGGATTAAAAAGCTTTAAAATGGATAAAATACCAATATATTACAAAGGAAAGAACAATTATGAAGCTAGAAAGGTAGTTGAGAACTTTAATCTTAATTATAATTTAGGAACTGCTGTAACTTATTTATTAAGAGCATATAGGAAACATGATAGTCCAATAGATTGTATAAAAAAAGCTATTAATCATCTAGAATTTGAATTAGAAGAAATACAAAACACTCTAGACAATGGCTGTTAATTATAAAAAAGTATATTGTATATTCTTTGGTTATGATTATGGATTTGAATCTATACCATGTGAAATATGTGAGGATGATGTAGATACTCCATTTAATAATATAAATACTATTAGAGAGGCTGTAGACATTCATCATATATCTCCTAGAGGCTTTAGCAAGTGTTGTAATATAAATGAGACTCCTAATCTTATAGCATTATGTAGAGAGCATCATATAGAGGCTGAGAGTAGTAAGAAATTTAATAAAAGATGTAAGATAGTGCATTTAAAAAATATGATTAAAAAACTAGAAGAATGAGTTTAAAAGATTTTGAGAATAATAAGTATTATAAATATATCTCTACTATGGGAGAAAGAGCTGTAGTTTATAATAAAAGAATAGATAAGGAATTAAATCTATTTAATGAGTTAAATGATAATGAAAGGATAATGTTAAAGAAAATATTTATTAAATTATTAAATCAATTAGATAATGTTAAATAATATAATTATTAGTATATTTGTTTTATATTCTTTAATAGAGAGTATGTTTTAAGTTTTTAAGGGGGATAGTTGCTTGGGGGTAGCTATTCCCTTTCTGTTTTATATATATGAGTAAAGAAGTAGACATATTAGATTTATTAGAAATGGCTAAAGATAATGTCTATAATACAGAATATACACACAAAATTAATATCAGTTGTAGAGATTGCACTTATAAACTATTTAAAGAGATTAAAGAAAGGATGAGAGTAGAGTTAGGATTAAAGGCTACTAATGCTCAAGTATTTGAGTTTATGTGTGTAGAGATGTATAATAGTATTAATCATAAGAGTTATAAATAGATGCCTAATATTCCATTTAAGACAGATTATAAGCATACTAGAATAATTAAAAAGAAATCTAGTAAATCTTATAGTAAGCCTGAACATGCTAAGTTATATTATTCTAATAGATGGAGGAAGCTTAGGAATATGTTTTATAAATATAATCCTTTATGTAAAGAGTGTAAGAATAATGATAGGATTAAGGAGGGGAATGTAGTAGACCATATAAGTCCAGTAAGCGAGGGAGGTTTATTTTATGAGTGGAAAAATTTACAAACCTTATGCAATAGATGTCATAGTATAAAGACAGCTAAGGAAGTAAATAAAAGAATTAAAGAAAAAAAAGAGAGTAGTATATAGGTTTTTTTTTATATAATAGATAAGGGAGGGGGGTCTAAATCATAAAAAGTCTTTATAATTACAA